GTATACGGGTGAGCAAATATACACCTTTGCTGCCACAAGGAGTTTATAGTCGTAAATTCAATATCAGAAATAATTTCACACTCTTTAGCTGATGACGCAATTTGAACATCTGTTGATTGATGTTTTATCTCCATTTGCTCAATAATAGACCATTCTTTTTTACCTCTTGGGTCATTTAAAGTAGCAAGTTCTATTATTTTTCGTTTTAAAGACTCGATAAGTAAAATCCATGCTAATAAATAGCCTGAACGATATAGCCTATTTTTGTAACAAGCGGCAACTTCATTATACAATGTCGCATCTTCTTTATTACAAACCTGAGATTTTTGTATTTCTACCCAATTTATATCCATAGTATTCTTTTTTTTGCAAAGATAGCCAAAAGCTATCTAATTATGTAATAATCTCATAAAAGGTTTCTTTGCTACTTTCTTTCCCGCATAGGCTCACGAAAGAAAGTAGCCGGGCGGGAGTTCTGCCTAATGTAGATTACAGTACCACAAAATTATCAATATCACATCACAATATAACGACCTCCACCTGATGGGTGCAGAGGTCGTTTTTCTTGGCCGCTTCAATGGCCTGTGAAAGCATAAAAAGGATATGTGTCAGAATGAAGACACATATCCCCTTGAAAATAATTACTTTTTTCGGCTCTCTTTATAAGCTAGCCAAGAAAGCCCCATTGTAGTAATGGAAATAAAACGCTCCGACATGTCGTTTATGAAATCATACTGCTCGTCTCCGTAGCCAAACTTAACCCATAAGAAAAAAATCATGATGGAGATAGCGGCTAACTCTATTAGTACTAAATGAATTGAAAAGTGAAATGTTCTTTTTTTCATGTTTGTTGAATTATTAATTTATAATTCGACAAATATATAAGGCAAACTACGCAAAGAGTTTGCGCTTTCTGCTTTTTTTTTATCTAAAACTAAAAAAAATCAGACTGACAAGAGGTAAGCCCTAATACCCTTGAATGCTAGAAGTTTAATCCGTTAATCTTTTATGAGAACGATAAATAATCTATTTTTCTTGGTTGATGTTTCTTTTATTTGTAATATTGATTATATGATTGAAAATAAATTGATTTACTTATGAAGAACATTTATATTAATGGATCATTGTTGGCTTCAGGAACAGAAAGAGCCGCTTTTAATGAGATTATAGCATTTGCTAAAGAGCCTAAAGGTGAATTTGAACTTATTGAAGTAGATGAAAGAGGATATTATGAAATATCTGATAATAGACACTCAAATGATGTTTTTACTAATGTTTATGTAAAAGAAGAGGTAACAACTTATTCTGTATATGGACTTTGCTGTATAGGTACTAATCTTTATCCGAGATTAAAATCTGAGCTTGATAGTATAAATAGTGAAGTCCTTGATAAACTTGAGCCTAGCCATAATGTTTTGAAACTTGTTATAATGGGATATTTTTCTTTATTCGAATTATATTTAATGGAAATGACCCGACTTTTTGTTTTATTTGATGAATCAAATCTGAATAAGTTCATTTCATATCGTAAAATGCAAGAGATTAAAGGCTGTCGTTGGAAAAAGGATATGATTGAAAGAATTGATGATACCGTAGATATGTACCAGAAGGTAGAGCTTATAAAGAATAATATATCAGAACTATTTACTTATCATAACACTAGAAATCTAACAGCCTTTTTTAAAAACGTTTATGACCTTGAAATTCCTAATTTGGATAAAGTGAAATATTATTATGATACATATAGACATGATCTTATGCATAGGTATGGTCATTATTCAAAGAAATACACTGGTCATATAGAGAGAGAATTATTAGAAGCTGTATATAATGAAATGGTTAATTATGCTAAAGAGTTTGATGCCCTCAAAAATAAACACTTAGGTCTGAGTGAAGAACCGGATTTTTAAATTGTTTCTTAGTCGCACGCCATGCGACCAACTATTACGAATACCGGGTAGTCCTTTAGGGGATTATTCGGTATCTTTATTTTGTGAAAAATAGAGTAAAAGAAATGAGTGTAGTATACAGGAATATCGATGTGCTGAAAAAGCATGATAATAACCCGCGTACGATAACGAGTGATCAGCTGGAGAGATTGAAGGAGTCAATAGTTAAGAATCCGGATTACTTTGAGGCGAGACCTATCGTAGTCTCAAATCGTACGGGTGAGCTGGTTGTGATAGCCGGCAATCAGCGACTAGAGGCAAGCATGCAACTAGGTTTGAAGGAAGTACCGACGTATCTGCTAGAGAACTTAACGGAGGAGCGAGAGAGGGAGATAATGATTCGGGATAACGTGAGTAACGGTGAATGGGATATGGAGAAACTCATGAGCTGGGACAGCGATACGCTTCTTGACTGGGGGGTAGAGGTGAACATGGATTTCGATGTTGACTCTTCGCTCTCTGAATCAAGTTATACGAAGAAGATCGAGGCTCCGGTCTACGAGCCAAAGCGTGAAGCCTGTCCTTCGGAATCGTCTCTTTTCGACATGAGTAAATGTGATGCGTTGACGAAGGAGATCGATGATGCGAATATATCTCCTGAAGCTAAACACTTCCTGAAGATAGCTGCTTCACGCCATATTGTTTTCGACTATGCCGAGATAGCTGAATACTACGCACATGCGGAGAAAGAGGTACAGGCACTTATGGAACGCTCTGCCCTTGTGATTATAGACTTTGAGAAAGCTATCGAGAACGGATATACGCGTCTGAAAAATGATATATACGAAGTAATGTTGGAGGACACGGACGATGAGGAGTGATTTTGTTGCTTTCATATTGACGCATGGCCGTGTAAACTCGGTCATCACGGATAAGACGCTTCGCAGATGTGGTTATACAGGTCCGATTGTCTATGTGATTGATAACGAGGACGAGCAGGCGGATCAATACAGGAAAAAGTTCCAGAACGTTTTTATGTTCGACAAGGAAGCTATTGCAAGGACGTTCGATGAAGCGGATAACTTTGAAGATCGTAGAGCGATTATCTATGCCCGTAACGCTTGCTTTGATATAGCCAAAGAGATGGGGTATAAATACTTCATAGAGCTGGATGATGACTACGATACTTTTTCGTTCACGTATGGGCGGGACGGGGTTGTGAGACAAAGAGCGATTAAACAGCTTGATAGAATCTTTGAAGCGATGATACGTTTCTACGAGTCGACATCGATCACGACAGTGGCAATGGCTCAACGTGGTGATTTTATAGGCGGGAAAGAGAATGATATTGTACGTGGAGAGAAAATGAAACGTAAGGCGATGAACTCTTTTATCTGCTCTACGGATCGTCCGTTTCGGTTTGTTGGACGTATAAACGAGGACGTGAACACGTACACGACTCTCGGCAGCCGTGGCCATCTCTTTTTACAGATTCCTCACGTGGCACTTAATCAAAAGCAAACGCAATCAAACAAGGGAGGAATGACTGATATATACATCAGCCAGGGAACGTACGTGAAGAGCTTTTATACCGTTATGATGATGCCGAGCTCGGTAAAGGTTGGGATGATGGGAAATAGCTCAGAAACTCAACGTTTGCATCATAAAATCAATTGGAATAACACAGTTCCGAAAATAATTAGTGAAGACTTTAAAAAGAAATAAGATATATGGGTGCACCTAGTGGAAATCAATTTTGGAAATTAAGATCGAAGCACGGAAGAGATAAACTATTCGCTACGCCTGAGCTTCTTTGGGAGGCGGCATGTGAATACTTTCAATGGTGTGACGAAAATCCATGGACGACAAAGAAGGCGATTCAAAAGACGGTTCCCGTGAAACGAAAGGAAGGCAAGAAGACGAGAATCGTTAACGAGGAACAAACGCAGCGGGAGGTGACACCAACGGCCAGACCGTACTCGCTTACGGGGTTCTGTATCTACGTGGGAGCGAGCTCAATGTGGTGGCGGAACTTCAAAGAGGGATGTAAGAATAGTACGGATGATAAAGATTTTTTAATGGTCATTGCGCGTATAGAGGAAACGATCGAGACGCAACAGTTCGAAGGGGCATGTGTTGGCGCGTTCAATGCGAATATCATTGCTCGTAAGTTAGGCCTTTCCGATAAACAGGAATTAGATCATACCACGGGAGGAAAAGAGTTCAAAGGCTTTAACTTCTTGCCGTACACGAAGGAGGCTGATGAGGTTGTATGAGTGATAAGATCAATATAAAGCAACGTAAGGCGTATAACCTGCTTCGGGATGAGGAGCATTTCTTCATACTGTACGGCGGAGGTGGTGGCGGTGGAAAGTCCTGGCTGGGGAGCGAGTGGCTTATGCAGTGCTGCCATAACCTCCCCGGTACGCGTTGGTTTATTGGTCGAAACAATCTTAAGGATTGTCGTGAGTCGGTATCTGTTACCTTCACTAAGGTAGCGGCGGCTCACGGCTTTAGGGATTATAAGCTCACGAATGACGGGATAGAGTTCGCTAACGGTTCGACGATTGTATTCTTAGACCTCACGTATTATCCGAAAAAGGATCCTATGTATGAGCGCTTGGGCTCGAAAGAGTATACCGGCGGCTGGATAGAGGAGGCGGGAGAGGTTCACTACTTAGCTTTTGAAGGACTAAAGACGCGTGTCGGCCGTCACCTGAATGATGTGTACGGCGTTCCTCCGAAGATACTTATAACCTGCAACCCGAAAAAGAATTGGCTGTATAAGACGTTTTACAGGCCATGGAGAGAGGGGAAGTTGAAAGCCCCGTACGCGTTTATTCCGGCTCTGGTGCAGGATAACCCGTATGCAACGAAGGAATACATCGAGATGCTTCGAAACACGAATGATAATGTGATGAAGCAACGATTGTTTTTCGGTAACTGGGAGTATGACGATGATCCATCGGCACTTTGTGAGTACGATGCTATCTGTGACGTCTTCACGAATGAGCATGTATCGCCTACCGGTTTACCAAAGCTCTCCGGTGACCTTGCCATGAAGGGCCGTGATAGGTTTGTCATTGGTAAGGGTGTCGGCCATGTGTGCACGATACTACTCGTTAAGGAGTACTCACCGGGCAAGATGATTGAGACGGATATGCGTAATGCGATGCTTCAGCATCGTGTTTCAAGAAGTAACGTTGTAGTTGATTCTGATGGTCTGGGCTCGTTTTTGGAATCGTACCTGAACGGTATCAGGGAGTTTCACGGTGGGGAAAGAGCACTATCGAATGAGTACGACAACCTGAAAACACAGTGTGCGTTCAAGCTGGCCGAGCTGATCAATAAGCGTGACTTCCGTATCATCTGTACGCCGGAACAGGAGGAATTGATAAAGGAGGAGTTACAGCAGCTTAAACAGGCGAACGTTGACAATGACACGAGGAAAAAGAGCATCGTTTCAAAGGAGATAATGAAAGCGGCGCTAAACCGATCACCGGACTTTCTCGACATGCTTATCATGTTGATGTTGTTCGAGATACGTAAACCGATCAGGACAGCAAAGGCGACTTATACGGAGGTTTAACTATCAGAATGTAATTAATACCAGGAGGAAATGTGAAATGAATAGCAATAGGGTATTGACAAAAAGACAATATACAACGTTTTTCGAGTTTTGGGTAAAGGCTGGGCATGGATCAGGTGATACGCTTGATCGGCTGGAAGAAATGCCCAAGCCGGATAAAGTCGGTAAGGTATCTCTTCCGGAGGATCTTAATGATATAACGTTTGGGCAGTTGATAGAGCTGCAGGGCATAGCGACGAATGAAGATCTGTTCTATGTTCCTTGTAGTGTATTGGTCGGGCTGGACCGAGCGAAGGTTAATGAGTGTCGGGCCGAGGAAGTGGTTGGGTTTGTCACATGGGTTGCTAGGGAGGTGAAGAGGATAAACAAGCTATTTGAGGCTACTAACGTTAAGCCTACGGCGGAAGAACAGCAGGCCGGTATTGATAAACTGTCTTTCGGCCCATTTGGGTTGATAGACTACTATGCGCTACGGATGGGGTTTACCGATCATGACCATGTGTTATCCCTGCCATGGGTGAGAATATACCAATGTATGATAATTGATTCAGAGAGGGCGAAGTATGAGCGAAGATTACGAAAAATATACGCTGACAAGAAGTAACAGCGTGGAGAAGAAGATCAAGAGCGTGGCCGAGAGTATGGTCGGCTTCACGTATGTGTATGAGGATTGGACGCGGGCCGATCTACGTTTAGATCGATTGCCTTTGCCGGCTATCATCAATCTGTTACCGGTAAGCGGGGCGATGTCGCTAAAGATGGACCAGTTTAAGGATAAGCCGAACTGTATGTTCGTGTTTGTCGATAAGGTAAACAAGGATGCTGATGGGAAAGATAATGATGCGGTGTTTGAGAGGATGAAGTCGGCAGCGATGGCTTTTATTGCTCGGATGAATGATAGCGGACTATTCGAGCCTATCGAGGGTGATATTCCGTATTCCGTCATACTGGAGAAGCTATCTCCGATCGTAACGGGAATATCTATCTCGGTACAAGTGAAGGAGGCTAAAGGGGTGTGTGCACGTAATTTCTTATGATATGAGCAGAGAGAAGGCAAAGGCAATTATCGGGGAGGAATTGAACGAGTTGCGTCGACGTATCATCGAGCATCATATTGCAGCGGGACAGAGAGCTTCGGGTAGAACGATTCGTTCTCTGCATGTAGAGGTGAACGATAATGCCGGTACGTTATACGGACGCAAGGCATTTGGTGTACTTGAGACGGGACGAAAGGCCGGTCCGGTCCCTAAAAGTTTTATCGGAGTTATCCGGCAGTGGATTATTGACAAGGGTATTCCGTATAAGCCGATTCCTTACGTGCTTGTTCCCTCGGAGAGATGGCAGCCGAAATACACGCCAGAGGAGAGAGGGTTGATGTCGTTAGCCGGAGCGATAGCGTATAAGATACGCAATGAGGGTACTTCACTCTATCGTGGGGGAGGACGTGATGATATATACTCGCAGGAGGTTCCGGTGACGGTAGGAAATATCATGGATAGGATATTTGCTGTGATGGAGCAGGACGTGGAACATATAAACTTGAATAGCAATGAAAAAGACAACGATTGATACGACTACGATTGAGTATCCGGAAGAAATAGGCTTTTGTTTTAATCCGGTTGTGGTGAACGTATACGGTCATGCGTGGGCGTATATCGTAGTTACTATAACGGACGTAGCGGCTGGCGTGATATATACGGAGAGGCGTGAGATGTTTGGTAAGACGTGTTTCTTTGATCTGTCTCCGTATGCACAGGGGGCGTTTGATTTAATTGATCACAAGGTCGATTACACGTCTGCCGGAGCACAGGATGGCAAGGTAGGGCGGTTGTTTGCCGTAGAAGTGAATTTGCATAATGCCGATGATACGCTGGGTAATAGCTTTTACTTTGAAACGTTCATCATCTGGGGAGCTATGAAAGTGGGAGAGAGGTATAACGGTGACCGTGTGTTGACTTGGTTCAAGAACTTCCCGTTCTCGGTAGGTATGTTCAACGCCGCCTCTGCTTCTGTTACCGTAGCTGTTGATGGCGTGAGGCAGGCCGATGCGTTATCACTCCCATCACGGAAGGTGTGGAATCTGATGTTGACTGGGCTGGACGCGAAACAGGATATTACATTCGAGCTACCGGGATCGAGTGATACGGTGAACGTTTGGGATCATACGTTCGACTATACTTTTAGGCCGTTGTTGAATACTCCTTCACGAATCACGTGTAAGGTTGACGAAGGTCAGGATGGCGTATATCTTCGCTGGATAAACCGGCATGGATTCTATTGCTATTGGCTTTTTATGCGTGGAGACGAAACGAGGCAGGTGACTAACGACGGTGAGTTCATCCGGAACAACATGGCAGATTATAGCTATGTCGATGGTTATCACGGAGGAACGGGACGTAAACAACGTAAGACGGAAGAGAACACGTTGCCGGTTTGTGCACCTCTTGTCGATAGTGATACGTATGATTTCCTCTTTCAACTTGCTTTGTCACCGGTAGTGGATATGTATGCCGGTGATGATGATAACGGTGCTCCGAGATGGAAGGGCGTAAACGTTTCGGTCGCTACGTTTGTGAAGAGTAAGACGAGCCTACAGGATTTTGTTGCAACGATTATATTACCCGAAACACGCGTGCAGAGCTTATGAGAAACGATGAACTATACATTGATGAGCATCTCGTTGATATGGACGACGATACGAAGGTAACGCTCAACTACAAGAGTAATATATTCACGGACCTAAGCAAGATTGTGAGCAATAACAGCTATACGATCAAGTTGCCTAATACGGTGCATAATCAGTGCGTGATTGATCATGCCGATTTGCCTACGAGGGTGACCGAGTTTCCCCGTGTCAAACATGCAGCGAGGTATATTCGTAACGGGGTTGAGGTGATTAACAAAGCGAATGCGGTGTTGATGTCCGTAACGTCAACGTTTGACGTGGCACTGTCTTGGGGAAATGCTACGGCTTTCGCTCCGATTGTTAATCAGGGGAAGAAACTCACGGAACTGACACACGCACAGGGGGAAGTATACGAGGGCTCCGATTACGTAGAGTGGAAGAGATGGAGTACTCCCGGATGGCCATACCCGTTTGTTGACTATGGATTTCACGACGGTGACGCGCAGGTGTGGTACCATCCGGCCCGAAAAGTGCTATGGGTGATAGAACAGATTGAGAAAGAGTACGGCGTGAAGTTTGAGTTTCCGGAGAGTAGAAAGACGTTTTTGGATAAGCTATTCGTCCCGTGTCTTAGTCGTAACGATTCAGAAGCGTATGCGAGTAAAAACGCCATCACGTTTAATCTTAAC